TGATTGCTTCCTGCACGGGCGCGAGTGCGGCCGCGACTGCTTTGGTGATCGCTTCGGAAGGATCGGCGGCCGGAGCTGCGGCGGGCGCGGGCTCGGCCTTTTCCATCGAGTCCTGAATCACGATCACGGTGGGCTCCGTCGCCTCGGGATCGGCCGGGTCATCGACGGTGGTTATCGTCGTGTTCGACTGCGAGGAATAATTGGAGCTCTCCGTCCACGTTCCCTTCAGCACGCTCTGCACTGCCTTTACGATGGCCTCGGTGCGCGACTTTTTGTTGATCGGCGCCGTGCCCTTGAAGTTCTCTTTTGCCATACTTTCCTTCTCCTTTGGTTTGGGTTGCGCCTTGTAGACCAAGGCCGTCGCCTGGGGATTTGCCGGTTGAACGTCATCGCCCCGAACAATCGAAATTGCATCGATCTTGAGATTTGTCAGCTTTGCCATTTCAGGCCGCCTCCTCTATCGCGTCTGCGGAACCGCCGATTGAAAACCCGCTGATCTCGCCGCTCCTCGCCGCCTCGCGGAGATCCGCGCTCAGCAGCTTCACGCCGAGCCACCAGCGGAGATTGCCCGCGATCCACATCAGCGTGGATTCCACAATCACGGCCTCGGCTGGCTCGTAGTCATGGTTTTCATCGACCATCGCGGCGGCGGCGTAGTAGTCCTCCATGAACTGATAAACGCCGGCGACCAGATCAGCCTGGGGAATTGTGTCGCCCTGCAGATCCTCGATATCGGCCGACGATCCCCAGCCCCAAATGATGCCCAGCTCGTCCGATTTCCGGACAACCTCGACCTTGACGAACTTCTGTTTGCGAAGACCGGCCATTTATTCCGCCTCCTTCGCGCCGGAAACCCGGCCCAAATCGTTTTGGGCCACCCGAGACGCATGGATAGGGGCGGAATCGCCCGAAACGTTTTCAGGGCGGTTTGTTTGGGGAACATTTCGCGCCAGATTTGTTCCATCAAAAACGGCGCCATCGGTCGCCCACGTCAGGAAAACGCCCGCATGGCCGCGTTCAGCTTCGAACGCCCGGCGTGATTTCAGGAAGTTCAACAACTCGGCGGCAACGGCGGCGTCCATCCTCACTGAATCGAACACGCGGTTGGGCGAGCAGTGATAGTAAGCCGTCACTGGAAAGCGACGCCCCGCGATTCTCACCATCGTGGTGACGCCTTCCCGCTCGATAAAACTCATACGGGGCGGTTGGTCAACCGCCAACGCGACGAGCCGAAGAGCGTCTTCGATATCGATCGCGCGAACGCACCGTTCAAATCGCCCCGCGTTGTCATTGCAGTACAGACTGACGATCACGCGCCCTCCCAGATCCGGCTCGGATCGATCTTGAAGTCATCGCTCACAACCGGCGAGATCCAGCAATGGCAGTTCACCAGCTCATCGGGCGGAAGCGAAGCATCGAGCGGGCTATCGGCGGGCGAACCACCGACGTCGAACTTCTCGCCGATCCCGATCTCGACGCCCGAGAGCGCCGCGTGATCCTCGCGCGTATTCACGCCGCTGATGTTCCAGCGCTTACCCCCGACACCGTTGCGGCGGTAAGTCTCCACCTGGGCGAACTCAGATGCTATGCCCGTTTCAGTGAGTGCAAAGCGTTTTGCCTCCCAGTCCGTTTTCGCGCCCAGCGTCTTCCGGAGCTCGGTGACGAAATCCTGATCGTAGGGATTGCGGCCCAGCTCATAGAACTGGTCGATGATCGTGCCGAACGTGGAATCGATATGATTCTTCGTCGCGAAGATCGCCGCGCCCGATCGCGACAGCAAAGCCTCCCGGATTGAGTCATTCTTCAGCTCGAAGTCCGGACTTCCGACGCCGATCTGTTCGAGCGCGAACTTCGCGGCGGATTCAAACGTGTCGATCGACGTCCCGGAGATGATTGTCTTCGCCATGGAATCGGCGTCATCGAAGTAGCTGAAGTTCACGAGCAGATTCGCGACGAACTGTTTGTCCTCGTCGGACATGGCCTTGTTGACCGCGCGCGAAGCCAGCTCCATCTGGATGTGGCGCTGAATCTTCGTCCAGCCGTCATGCTTCGCGATGTACGAGAACATCGCGTCGATGCCATCGCCCCAGTACGTGGCGAGCTCTTCGAGCAGCGGCTGCATTGCGACGGCGCGGTCGAAGCGGCGGGGCGCATTGCCCTTGCGGATGTCTTTTGCGCACAGATTGTAGAGGCTGCGATGGAAGGCGGGATTCATGCGGCTTGCGCCTCCTCAATCGCCTGGCGAACCATCTTTTGGAGACCGGCAAGCCCCTGCGTTTCGGTGTCCATCGACTGTTGCGTCGTCGCGCCGCCCTTGTAGGGAAGAACGATGTCGCTGCCGGGACGATTCGGAAGATCCGGAAAGCGCATCGTCTGCACCTGACCGGGCGAAAGAACCTGATGATCCAGATAGATTGCATCGGTCTCTGCGTTCGCGGCGAAGTCGTCAGTATCGTACGGCTCGAATTCGAGCTTGTGCTTCGCAGCGGGGAAGCGCAGTTTGATAATCGCGCCGAATGGCGTCAGGAGTTTTTTCCGCCCAGGCGTGACGATCGAATCTTTATACTGCTCGTTTTGCTCATCCGCCCCGGAGCCCAGACGGCCCGGCTGAACGATGCCAACCTTCTGCGGCGGCATTCCATGCGCGTGCAGCACCTCATCGCGGCAGTCGATACGCAGCAGCCGGAAGGAGCCTTCCTTAGCGTTGTCGCCAGTCAGCTTCTCAAACGTGATCTTCGAGCCATCCGGGGTCCGAAGGGCGAGCGTCTTATGCGCCTGTCCCTTCAGATGGCGTTTGAAGTACTCCCGGATTTTGTCTTCCGCGCCGTCTTCCCAGCTCCCTTCGAGGATGACCGCGTAATCGGGGATGGCGTTATTGTTGAAAAATGCGAGGTTATACTCGCACTCCAGAACGGCCAGCGCCATGCGATTCCACGCGGGCATAATGGTCGGGATGCCGTAGTAGGTGGACCACGGAAAATAACGCTTGAAGTGCCAGACCGATGTGATGTCCACGGAATTCGGGTTCTGGGAACTCAGCGGGTCCTGTGCCTCAAGCGAATCGTATTGTTCGGGATCGACGCCGAAGCGCCGGAAGTGCTGGAACTGCCCGTTTTTCTGCTGAATGAATCCGAGATCGTCAAGGCGGATCCACATCTCAGGCGACGGGATGTGCGCGACCTGAACGGGCACGCCCTTCTTATCGGGGATGACTTCGAGATAGCCGTTTCCGATGGCCTCGTAATCAATCCAGACATTCTGCGCGCCGTCGCTGAAGCTCACGCCATCCGTGAAGATGCCGTCGATAAACTCCAGCACTTCGTCGCGCTGGGCGTTGCTGCCGTCTCCCGTGATTTTGTAAGCGCCGCCCGCAACGTCTTCCGCTTTTTGCGTCACGCATCTCCCGTGATACGTGTTCAGCGTGGTGGCGTAAGCGTAGAGCGAGAAGTCAAAGGGGCGCGCCGCGCACTTCACGCCGTCAATCGTGGTGCCATATTTCTCGCGCAGCCGTTTTGAGCCGCCCGATTTCGCTGGAAGATCGTTGACGGCCTTGATGACTTCGAAGTGCTCAGCGGCGGCGGCCATGCCCTCGGAGAGCAGGCGGCCGTTCACTTTGCAGACGGCGCCGGAATTCGAATCGAGAAGGAACACTTCGCCACCGGAATGCTTCAGGACGGCCTGGTCACTCATAGCAGGCTCACCGTCCCTTTCCGCGAGTTCTTGCCGCGATGCAGGCGGATCGCTCGCTCGACAACGTCAGGCCCGTCATCATGAGAATTCGCCGAGCAGCCTAGCGCCTCGAACTGCTCGATGCACTTCTTCACGTCCGCCGTCCAGTACGAGGAGCTCGCCGAGGGGAAGTAGATGCGGCCCTGCTCGGCCATCGGCGCGAGGGTTGAGATGCGCTTCAGCTTGTCTGAGCTCTGATCTTCCGGCGCAACGATCGGGAGCTGAAGATTGTCCTTCGAGCTGGCCTCTTCGACGAGCTGCTTGAGAGCGGCCTGATAGGCAACCGTCTCAATCGCGTACTTCCGGAGGCGCGGGAATTCGCGGCACGTCGAAACGACGAGTTGCACCTGCTGCTGAACCTTCAGCTTCTTCAGCGTCACCCGCAGAACGTAATAGTTACCGTTGCGTTCGCCCACGATGGATTCGGCCGTGTCGTCGTTTTTCTTCTTCAGCCCGATCGCCGGATCAATGGCCGCGCAGGTATCGATTTCGCCCGCGACGTCGTCATCGGTGAAGTACTTCCAGTTGTTGGGCGAGAAGATCTGGTCCTCTTCGTTCGCCGGATCGTTCATGAACTCGGTCGCGAAGTCACGCGCGCCGATTTCCTTCTTCTTCGCTTCAAGCCGCTCGATCGGCCACCGCGCGGGCCAGAGTGGCTTGCCGTTATCGAGAATCGCTTTCCAGAGCCGCGTGAAGTAAACGTCGGTCTGCGCCAACATGCGCACCAGAACGGAGTCATGGTGCAGCACCGTCCCGATCATGAAGAGCTTGCCGTTCGGCGCGACGATGTTCGAAACCACGCGCTTGATCCAGCGGTGCAGCTTGTCGCGGCGCTCTTTCGACTCGACCAACTCGTCATCCTCGATGTCATCGAGAATCACGAGATCCGGACGCCATTGCTTGTAGCGCAGGCCGCGAGCGGAAGATCCGCGTCCGCGACCGAGAACCTTCACCTTGTTCGAGGTGACAAACTCCGCGCCCGCCCACTTGCGATCGCCAACGAGATCGCCGAAGTCCTCGCGGATGAGCTCGTTCTCTTCGAGCTCCTGCCGGATGTCGTCGACATTCTGGGTCGCGATGGTGTCGGACTCGCGGAAGATTACGACGAAGTGAACCAGCGCGTGGCAGATCTGGTGGATCGGGAAGCCGAAGCTGACGTGGGTGGATTTGGCGTGCTCGCGAGGCGCGGCCGCGACGCCGCGGTCATGCGCCAGCATCATCTCGACCAGCTCTTTATGGAACTCGGCCGGCTCGGCGTTGAAGTACGGCCGCAGATAGTAGGCGAAGAAGAAAGCGACGTCATGCCGCGAACGCTCAATGCGTTCGGCCTTCGTCATGCCGGAAGACTCACCGGAGACGATGCGTCGAGCGCGCTCGACGGCTTCTTCCGGTGTCATCTGCCTGCGAATTGATTTGACTTTCTTCACGCCAAAACCTTCAGCCCCACGAATACAAACAACAGAACTCCGATGAGCGCGCCGATTGCCGCAACGCAGATATCCAGACGCTTCTCGCACTGGCGATATTCCTCAAGCCATTCGAGATCGTCATCGGGATAGCGAACCTGCTTCATTGCTGACCGAACTTTTCCATCACTTCCGCCACCGCCCCGGAGACGGCCGCCGAGCTTTGCTCCAACGGCCGCGTGAGGGCGGGTATTCCACGCAGATCGAGGAGAAACGTCTCGATTGCGTCACTCAGAACTTTGACCGCGACGCGGTCGGTATCGCGATTCGCCAACGCCGTGGCGCTGATCTCATGCGTCCGCTTCGCGACGGAGAGGAACGCATAGTAGGTCTCCGTCTTGCAATCCCCGGATTCGATCAACGCGTACAGCCGCTTGCGAATGCCGTCCAGCTCCAGCAACATCGTCTTGCCGATATCGCGGCACGAATCCTCAAACTCGCGTACTTTCGCATCGGCCAGGGCGCGGCGCTGCCGCCACTCGTACTTGCGCTCCCACTCATCCCACGTGGAATTCGAGAAGCCAGCGTAGACTTTCTGGATCTCAGCCACGGCCTTTGCGCGGGACATTCCACGCGCATAAAAGCTGTATGCGAAGTCGATCGCTTTGGAGTCGTAAGCCATAGTCGGCGATTCAGACGGCGCGGAAGCGGCGGTCGCGCAGGATCTCGATCTCCAGCCGGGCGCGCTCCATCACCAGCTCGCGCTTCGCGCGGCGGCAACGGCGCGCAAACTGCCATTCCTCAATGCGGATCAGCAGGGCTCTTACGCTGGCTCTCATCCGAAAGAACGGATTCCAGCGCCTTGACGCGCTCATCGCAGAGTTCTTCGAGTCGCTCATGGAGGGTTCGGTTCTCCCGGTACAGCGTTCGGATGGCATAGAGAAGGCCGAGACAGGCAAAGATGAGCAGCGCCGTTGCAAGGCCGTACGACTTACTGAGCGCATCGAATTCATTTAGGCCCATTCCCCCTCCCGCGCCGCACTGCTGCGGCAAGGTTGATATCGGCATCGATCAAAGCGTGGTCACGATTGATTTCGTTGTAAGACCGCACTACGGCGAGAACATTCTCGTCATTGCGTTGACGCGCCGGATCTACGGCCGCGCCGTGGGCCTCATACTTGCGCAGCAGCTCTTCGAGCGTGGTGGACGTCTCGATGATCAGCTCTTCGCGTTTGGTGCGATCGTCCTCGGGCTTCGCCGCGATGGCGTCCCGATAAAGCTGGAGGGCGTTGATGAGCTCGCGCGTCGTCACAAATTCCTTTCGTTCGGAGAGACCGCCGCCCAGGGGTTAGGAGCGGCGATCTCTCACGGACTGCAAGAGGGGATGCAGATTGAACAGGACTATCGTGACGGAAAAAAGAAAATCAGGCGATGCCGCGCCGTGCGTTTAGTGCGTTTCGTGCGGTTTTATTTCGAGGAATTAACTGAGAAGTCCGCGCGGAGAAAAGACCATGTCGGAACTGCCATGGATCAAGTCCCGAATCATCTGCTCCGTCGCTTCTCGGCACGCTGTTTCAACTGCGGGCTGAAGCGAGGCTTTGATGTAGTCCAAATCTGCGGGGCCGTAAGGGTAATCAAGAACGGGATCGAACGTGACATCGAATCGAACCTGCCCGAGATTGTATGAATGTATCGTGATCGTCATGCAGAGATACCTTCAGGGCTGCTATTTCTCCCCGCTGCAATTAGAGCATACAGCGATTTGCGTTCCACGCGCCAGCGGCCAACGGGCTTCCACGCACCGACGCGGCCGCGCTCGCACCATTGGCGCATGGTTTTTTCCGTCACCTTCGCTATCCGCGCGGCGGTGAACGTATCCAGTGTGTCGTCGAGCGGCAGCACCAGATTGAGCTTTAGCTGGATCGGCTGATTATCCATGCGAGCGCTAAAATCCCCGTGCTCACGGCCCAGCATCCTGAGAGTACTAGAACCGTGGCGAAAAGCTTGTTATTTTGCCTCCGATAAAACTGCAATTCCGACTGAAGCGAGGAAAGCAGTGTATCACCGGCATTATTCTTATCGGCATTTTCCGCGAAAGTCACGAGAGTTTTTCTCCTTCTTCTTCGATTTCGAAGCGCGCGGCGAGCTTGCGGATCGCGGCCTCCTCCATGCGCTTCGTGCTCCAGCCGCGCCGATGCGCGAGGTGGTAAACGATGCAAAGGATGTCGCCCATCTCGTCGATGTCCTCGGGCGCTTTCGCCAGCTCGGCGACTTCACAGTGAAGGTGGTTGAAGATCTCGGCATCGGAAAGCCCCTGCAGGCGGTTGCCGGATTTGATGTGCTTCGCGTTGGCGACGACGAGGCGGTGAACGTGTGCGGCGAGTAGAAGCATCAGCGGCGGTACTCCCAGTGAATGAGATCGCCGGTGAACGCGTGGATGCCTTCCAGTGACCAATATCTCGCCATCACAGATCTGGCGCTGAGTGTTTCACCGACTGGCTGAAAGCCGTCACTCCGAGCGAATAATTCCACCTCGTCCTCGCTCAGCCATATGCCGTCGATCGCGATCATGATCCGATTTCGGTAGACCCTGATGCGGATTTCCTGCACGCGAACGCATTCAAACCGCCCGAGAAGGCGCGCGCCCTTCTGGCGAAGGCCCGTGTAACAGTGACAGATCTCGCCAACGCGAGGCGCGCGTTTGCGGCGAGCACGAATGGTGTGGGTTTTCGATCCATCTTCCACAGACGGGGCGAAACGCTTTTTGAATCCGAGGAGCATTATCGGTACTTCCCGTCCCTTCGGTTCATCGACTTCAGCGGCCAGAAAACCTTGTTGAAGTCAGCCATCGTGACGACGGCCGGCTTGCCGATCTGGCGCTGAATGAAAGCAGTCAGCGCGGCATCAGACCAGTTGCGAAGCGCCGCCGCATCCCGCAGCATCTGGCGTTCGCGGTCTGTCGCCTGGTAGACAGCGTCCGCGCTCGCGTCGTGATTCTTCCGGCCGTGGAAGCTCTGCGCATCGCGACGGCGCTGATCGGGGCGGAAGTGCGGGCTCGGCTTATCGCCGCGCAGGCCGTTCAGCAACGCATAAGCCTCGGCGCGCGTGAGCTCCTTCAGCGATGTCTTGCCGAAGCCGAGCTCGATGGCATCGTGGAGGCCATCACGATCGCAACCGTTCTCGCGGGCGCAGGCGTGGATCGCGCGCAAGAGCGCGGTATCCACCAGCTCGCCCAGCTTCTGTTTCTTCCACTTCGTCAGAGGCATTGCGGCTGCACCTCACGGCGCTCTTCTTTCGGCAGGAAGCTCTGGCATTCAGGACAGGTCGGTCGATCCGAATTGAGGAGGATCGTGGCCACAGTGAGCCCGCACTTCGTAAACGCCCGATGGGGAGTTGGGCAACCCGGCTCCTGAATGTGGGTCTGTTTTCCCATCGCTTCGAGCGCGGCAAGTCCCGTATCGAACAATGCGCGGCGCGTGCGCGGATGCAGTCGGCCGTTGCGCTCGCAGACGGTCATCGTGACTTCGATGCCATCCTTCACGCCGCCCTCCCGTCGATCGCGTCGATCATCCGGCGCAACGCTTCATGCGTGATCGCCTTCTTCGAGCCCCACGGATCGGCCGGATCTTCGGCGAGCCAGTACTTGCCGCCCTCCACCAGCACAATCGGTATCCGGCCCGCGCGCCGGAGCTGCACGGCGCGCACGATATAATCCACGCCCAGCGACGTGGTGTCGCCCGACACCTGCTCTGCCCTACCGGGTTCGATTCTTCGCAACAAATTCGGCCTCCTTCCACCCCATGGCCCACGCCCATCCCATCCATCGTTCATTCGCGAACGGATTCCGTTCGAGCGGCAATCCGATTCCATGCGCAATGACCCCGTCATTCGCGCAGGCCTGCATCATGCGATCCATCTTTCTCCTTTTGCCATCGGCCCCACCGCCACCGCATCACCTGACACACGAGCTCGAAATCGTCGAGCACGTCATAAAAGCACGGAGTGGCGATCGTGCTCCGCACCGCAACACGTCCACGCGGACCCGGCTCCTGCAGCGTGAGATCGATTCGCCACTTGCCGCTGGGGAGCTGGAGGGTCCGCGCATGAATCACTTCGCCTCCGCCGTCGTGACGTTCGCTTCACCGGGCGCTGGCTCGACGAAGAACGTTTCTTTCTGATGGAGCTTGAGGCCGAGGCCCGCGAGATCGTCCGGGCTGAGATTCGCGGCCTTCACCGCGTCCTTATCGACCTCATACTTGGTGCGCGCGAACTCCGCTCCGAGACCCTGTTCGATGACGTAATCGACGACGGAGTCCCACGTCCATTTCGCGAGAAGACGAAGTTCCGGCGATGACTTTCGGA